GCGTGCTTAAGAAAGGTACTAGTCTACCAGCTAAGACTAAGTAGGACAGCTCCACACTGGAGGCTATTTGTTATGGACCTGTTAAAGAGCAAGTTCTCCTTCCAGGCAGTAGTCACAACGTTCCAGTTTGCGAGTGCAAGTGTTCAAGGGTCACAACAAAACTCTTTGATTTCAAGCCAGCTATTCCGTCGTTGGTTTGGACTCATAAGTCGTGCGTTTGTAATGAGAAGGTAGCACTCTCATTGCGTCATCAGATCGATACAGGCGATCGTTTCACAAGCGCATTAGACTTACGCTTAGCCCTTAAACCCTGGGTTGAGCACGTCAGTCCGGTGTCTCCTAATGTCATAATTAGGCATGCTACATCACGTAAGAGGCTGTTGTTGGAACAGGCATATGAAAGTTTGAAAGGCGAGGAATTGTCCGTTAGAGATGCGAAGGTTAGGATGTTTCTCAAGGATGATAAGTATCACGAGTGGAAGCCAGTGGCTCCTCGATGCATTCAATATCGCGGGAAGCGTTACGCCCTTTCATTAGCCTGTTACCTCCATCCCATAGAACAGATGGTTTATGGATGGACAGATCTGTCCGGAACCCCCATTTTCGCTAAAAGCCGCAATCTAACACAGCGTGGTAATGACATAGTTGAGAAGATGCAGTGTTTCCAGAACCCAGTTGCAATTTCATTGGACCATTCCAAGTTTGATGCACACGTTAATATGAATTTGTTGGACTTAGAGCATTGGTTTTATAAGCAGTGCAATAGGTCCCCCAAACTCAAGCAGTTGCTTCATTGGCAGCGCATTAATCGTGGTCAGACAAAGACGGGCACCAAGTATATAACACGCGCAACTAGGATGTCAGGTGACCAAAACACTGGCATTGGAAACTCTATAATCAACTATGCTATGACCAAGGCGCTGTTAGATGAGCTTGGCATGAGACACTGCCTGTACATTGATGGTGATGACTTTCTTGTTTTCTGTGAACGCATAGATTCCAAGAGGTTTGAGCCATCCCTGTACAAGCAGTTTGGCATGTCGACTAAGCTTGATAGCGTGACTGGGGTGATTGAGAACATTGATTTCTGCCAATGCAGGCCTGTTTTCAATGGATCTGGGTACACCATGGTTCGTGACCCTTATAGAATGTTGCAGAGAGTACAGTGGGCTGTGGGGAAGAAACACCCCAGTCACATACGAAATTATCTCACTTCTGTAGGGAAATGTATGATTGCCTTAGGGATTGGACTTCCAGTTGAACAGTACATCGGTTCAACTTTATCTAATCTCGGAGGAAAGTATATTGACACCGAACAAACCATGATGGCCAACAAAATGTTCATGCGTCCATCAAACGCGCGGGTCGTACAATGTTGTGAGGCCTCCCGTGCGTCGTATGAACTTGCTTGGGGATTCACTGTGGGTCAACAATTGGCTTTAGAAAGGATGTCAATTGGGCCCCCAGTTTTCGAGGATTTAGTTCCGTTTCTACAGTATGGTTCGATTGAAGAAACAACAACAGAGGGCACCCGCCCGTTCTCGAGCTCCCCCATCTGGAGCGTTACATAACTCACGAAAGCCTGGGGTTGGCCAAGTATCCGTCCCTGCTAATGCATCCATGACCTACGGAATAATTTCAGGTATTCCTAAGGATTTTGGATTTGGATCTCCCATTCAGAAAAACACCAAGAATGGCGCTGCGTTTAAGGGCTGGTTTCCAATTCGTTGGAGTAATATCCAATCACCCACAACCAACACGCTATTTATACCGCTTACTCTATCAAAGTGGTTTATGGAGAGAAATCCTGCAGCAGGGGCCGCTGGTGCCAAACTACAATCTAAAATTGCTAATCTTGGAGGCGTTCCATCACGTCTGCTTACCATAGCTAACTTATACAATGAATTCCGTCTTAAAGGCAAGGTAGGTATTGTTTTTATGCCTGCTGGTGGTACTGGTCAAGCCGGTCGCATTGTTATGAGTTTGCTTAGGGATCCAGCAGATGCCTTCCGTGGTGATCTAACAACTACCATGACGACTACAGCTTATGTTCCCTTAAATGGCTCTGATGGCGTTCAATTGAGCGCTGAGGAAGTCCTTGAGATGGAACAACCCAAAATCGGGCTGGTTTCGTTGCCATGGCATGCCTATTTTGACATTGATTCAAGCACTTGGATCCGTCAGGATAGTCAAATGGTCGCTGCCGATGCTGAATGGGTATCAACCGATAGGTGGTCCGTTCAACCAACTGGAATGCTTAGACAAGATGCTCCCCATGGCGGAATCTGTGTCAACAGTGATGTTGACATCACAGGTGGTGTGAACAGCAGTAAGGTAGGGTTCTTCATGATCTATTTGGACATGGAGTTCCGATCTTCTGTTGTTCCTAGATTGCAGCAGTCTCAAACAGCTGCCCCTTAGCCACCATTTTCTGAAATCTTTAGACTCAAACAAATACCATTCTACAACTCTGCTACCGGTTATCCAGTGACCTGTGCCATCTTTGAG